CCACCTATTGCAGCAGTTGGCGCAGCACCACCATTGCCACCACCACCACCACCTCCAGCGTATGCAGTGTTGGAACCAGTAATTGACGAATATAATCCAGCACCACCTGAAGATGAAATAGAACCATCAAAGCCAACTGCACCGGCACCACCTCCACCAGAACATCTATAATCAGCAGCCGGACCAGTTCCGGTACCTCCGTTGTTACCTTGTCCCGGAGTACCCAATCCACCATTACCATTACTTGCACCACCACCAGAACCACCACCACGACCATTATTTGTTGGACCACCATTGCCACCACCACCGCCACCACCACCTATTGCAGACAATATTGCAGCATTAACAGTATTACCAGTAGAAATGACAGTATTTACACCATTTGTACCTTGTGTTTGTCCACTTGCACCAGCACCACCTGCGCCGATTCGAATTGTATATAATTGATTTGGTCCTACTGGATAACCTGTGCCCGTAAGAAAACCACCCGCACCACCGCCACCACCACCCAAGCCAGCACCTGTTCCACCGCCTCCGCCACCACCAGCAACTAGAAGATAATCAATTGTCGTGATACCATCAGGAACGACAAATGAACCTGTATTAGCAAATGTAAATGTCTGATTAGTTGAATCGCCAAATGTGTATTTGAGAATGACTATACCAGAGCCGCCAGTACCACCAGGACCATTACCAATCGCTGAACCCCCACTTCCTGAATTATTTGCGGCGTTTACATTTCCAGCAACAGCGGGACTATTTTTTGAATTTGCTGCTCCATAAACGGGATTTCCGCCACCACCATATCCTGCTGTGCCTCCGTTACTACTACCAGAACCACCACCAGCATAACCATTATTTGCGCCAGAAATAGATGAAAATAATCCTATACCACCATTAGCACCAATTGACCAAGGGGAAACAGCACTTGCACCAACGCCTCCAGCACCTCCACCACCCCCACCAGCATTAGTGGTATTGAGAGCAGCACCATTTCCACCATTATTTCCTTGACCTAGTGTTCCTAAACCTGCGTTAGTAATCGCACCACCAACTCCGTCTGAACCACCACCACCGCCACCAGACCCACCAGACATTCCATAATTTGCTCCAGCATTACTAAAAGAACCACCCCCACCCCCACCAGCAGACCACAATGCTGAAAATGGCGCACTGCTCCAAATGCCCGAATTGGAGCCATTGCTTCCAGACACACCAACACTAACACTTCCAACACCACCGGCACCAACAACGATTGTGTATATTTGATTTGCAGTTACATTGAGTCCTGCGCCTGTTCTATATCCACCAGCGCCACCTCCACCATTATTAACTCCAGCACCTCCACCTCCAGCAATCACAAGATATTCGACTGAAGTGACACCGGGTGGTGCTACCCACACAGAACTTTCTGTAAATATTCTAATTGCAGTATTTGGAACAACAGCGGGTGTTCCGCCACCAGCAACACCCGTGCCCGGCACGGACATGCGCTTGAGGGAAACTTTGTTAAGATTAACTCTGTTTAGTGCCATGTTTAATAGATTTCAGTACCAAAAGCAGCAAATGCTAACAATGAACTATTTGCGTTTACTGAAACGATTGAGCCAGCATTAAGAGTAATACCAAGTGTCAATGTAATTGCATCACGTCCTGGAACATTGACACCATATGAAAGATAGTTTGCATTAGCAACAGCAACACCCGAAACGTTTGCAGCAATTCTAAATGCTCCACCATTTGCAGCATTTTCATCGAGATTCGCAATCGTAATCGACGAAATAATTGCTGAGTTACCAGCAGGTACAGTGTAGAGTGTAGTCAACACATTTGCTGATGGGTTTCTTTGACCTAAAATTTTATATGCTCTTGCCATTCTTTTCTCTTAAATTGTGAACGAACCACTACCTTTAAAATCATAAACATGATAACCATCTAATGCGATATATGTTGGTGAACCTGTTGTGCTTGTGAGTAAATCATAATAGTTAGAAAACCTAATTAATATCCTACCACCACTCCCACTTCCACCATCTCTATGTGGGTCTGTTGGACCATTACCACCGCCGCCACCACCTGAGCCAGTGTATGCAACACCAGAAGATGCCGGTTTGTCGTTTCCATTGCCACCATTACCCCCTATGTTATTAGGATAGTCTTGCTGAGAGCCACCCTTACCCCATGCAGGTCCACCACCAACACCTCCACCTCCACCGCCACATAATAGCAATTCTCCAAGCGGAGACATACCCGGTCCAGCAAATGGTGTTGATAAACCAGCACCTCCATGACTAGTTGTGGTGCCGGGTTGACCACCACCATTAACTCCACCACCGCCGCCAGCACGTTGACCAACTCCTGCTGAACCTTCTCCACCAGCATTACCCTGGCCGGGTGTTCCTGCACCACCATTATAAAATTGTGCAGACGGTTCTATAAATGCACCGCCACCACCTGAGCCACCACTAGAACCTCCCCAAGGACCAGATGCGCCAGGAGAACGTTGTCCACCCTTACCTCCACCTATTGATGTTATGGTTGGTGCCGGAGCAGGTCCAGAAATTTCAGAATTAAATCCGTTACCTGAATTCCATCCAGTGGCACCATTACCTCCAAAACCACCAGCACCAATTGATACTGTATATGTCGAACCCTCTACCACTGGATATCCACTTCCAGTTCTATAACCACCAGCACCACCACCGCCACCACCAAATGTTCCTCCACCACCGCCACCGGCAACAACGATATACTCTATAACCGGAGTTCTTTTTGGTCCTGGTCGGTTAATTATATTTCCACCAAATAATCTATTTGCGAATGATGCTGAAATAGGCATTTTTAGTAAACACTACCCGATGCAGTTACACCTTGACCGTTTGCTTGACCAAATGTTGCATTCGAAGCCATAACGGTAAATGTTTCTGAAGCTGTTTTAATTATTGTGAAGCTATATGAATCAATTGATTGTGATTGTGATGTTTGATAAAGTGGTTGTGAGTTACCTAACCAGTAAATACCATTCGCACGATTTCCATCAATGAATACATTTGCACGATATCGAACGGAACCCTGTTTCAATGCAATCGCAACGGAAGCAGTTTGACCTATTCCTAATAAATTGTTCAAAGATAAGTCAGAGTTTGCTCTGAAATTGAACGTGACGTTTGCTGTAGTATTTGCGACAAAATAATAAACAGTCGCATTTGCAATATCAATGTTTACATTACCACCAATTCCTGTAGTAAAAACGTTTACAGTCTCAGCTACACGCACCGTTGAAATTTGCAAATTAGATGAGAGAACGTTTGAAGTAACACCACCACCAGCAAAGTTATTTGCAGAGATAGCACCAGTGCCAATCAAGTTACCAGTAATCGATAAGTCTACGATTGAATTGCTTGCGTTAATAGATTTAAGACCAATATTATTTCCACTAACCGCTCCAGCAGCAATATGATTACCACTAACAGCACCCACCCCAATAGTATTTCCGAATACTTGACCATCAATAATATTATTGACACGAATGACACCATCAGCAAAAACTTCACCAGTGATTGAGCCATTTGCAATAGAGTTTGCTCTAACTGCACCAACTGCTATTTTGTTTCCTGTAACCGCTCCATTTAAAATTTTTGAGCTTGTTATAGAATTTTCGGCAACAGCAGTTTGTGTTACGGAGTTTGCTTGTAACTGTGATGGTGTAACTTGATTAAATGTGACTACAATCGGAGCACGGTACGTTACGACAATATTATTTGAACCTACAGGTGGTGCTGAAGTAAATGTAATTAAACCATTTTGAACACCATAATTTGCTGTTGGGTCTTGTTGAGCACCAGAAATTACAACTTCAATCGCAGCATTATCGTTATAGTTTGTTCGGCTTAATTGAAATTGTGTACATGATGCATTGCCACTGAATCTTTCTACAGATACAGTAAAAGCGTTTACGTCGGGGTTATTGCCAATATATGACATTAGGTAATCTCCAGAACCGAAGTGATAACATCAGCAGAAGATGCTACGGATGTATTTACCTGTAAGTAATCTCCAGCTTCTAAAACTAGTTTTTGGTCACCGCCCACTGGAACCAAAGCACCGCCGGGAGCAATCGTCGCATCTTTAACTAGATAAACATCAGGTGGTGCAGCGCCAGCAGTTTTCAAAATAACGTTTGCTGAAATTGGAGAAGCGGTGATATTAGCAATCGTCATACCAATAACAGTTGCTTGTGTACCCGAAGCTGCTGCATATGCATTCTGTGCTGTAGTGCCAGCAGCTTTAAGTGTAAAATTTTTAAAAGTATTAGCCATTGAATCCTCTGTTTTTCGTCAGTATTTATTTAACCAAGAGCAATCGCAAATGCAATTGAAGAATCAATCGCTGCGGTAATCGTGCCATAAATTGCAGTATTTGAACCACCAACAAGTTGTGTGATGTTGGCTGTGCTTGTATTCAGATTTGTTGAGTTCACCGAGCCAGCTACAGACAAATCATCAAAGCCGAGTGAATCTAAAGTTACATTACCCGAAATAGTAAGATTGCCGTAAATGAATGCATCTTGACCAACATACAAGTTATTACTAACGTTAACAGTGCTCAAGTTGCCATTAACTGAGCCACCAAGAATGCTAATTGTATTTACAGTTAATTGATTAATGTTGGCATGTGTTCTTACATTTAATGAAGCTTCCGAACCTTCGATAAAAATCGAAGAGTTCATCACAAAACCGCCACTTGTATTATTGGTTAAATTATTCGCAACCGCAACAAGTGTAGATGTGGTAGTTAACCATTCTTCAAACGTATTGGCTGTGGAAATTTGGTCTATTGCCATCTTATGTTCTCGTTACAAGTTGACGCAAAAGGTCTTTAATTTCTGAGACATCTTGCTCTAGTTTATTTACTTTGTCTTTCATTTGTTCCTGTTCTTCCAGTCTTTTCTTAGCTAACAAACGTTGAGCTTTATATCTCTCAAGACCTTCTTTGTCAGTATTTAACAACGCTCGATTTGTGGTATCACGCACGAGCGTTGGTTCATCTTTAATTCTTACTAGCATTATAATGACTCAGGTAATGCAATGATTCGCAGGTCTTTAATTTTAGGCACATCTGTTGGGTCAGCAGAAGTCATAACAACTTTTACAGCAAACGTTGCAAACGTTGTGTATGTTACCGAACCAGAGGTGTAACTAATATTATTAGTCTCAACACCATTAGCGCCCGGTGCAAATGTCATCTCACGATAATCACTATCATCAGCAGACACAAAGTTTCCTCCACCGATTTGGGTTAATAATGACCAGTTCTTTTCATTAAACCCCTGTGGGTCACCGGCAGCAAGATACTTAGCATAAACATAAATGTTACCTTGAGGTGGCATATAACCAAGCAGATACACACGAAGGTCGCCCGAATCAAAACCAGATGCAAGTTGAACACGGCGTGTTAGATAACGAACATCTGCATTACCGCCAGATTTTTTATCTTCACCATTATAAACAACCGTTGCACCTGAACCGTCACCAGTAATTGTTACTGTTGGTGATGTTGTGTAACCGGAACCGGCACTCGTTAAAGTAATACCAGTAACTTGACCACCCGTCACTGTTGCTGTTGCAATTGCACCAGAACCACCACCACCTGTAATTGAAACTGATGCTGATGAATAACCACTACCGGAATTAGTAATTACAAAACCATTATCTTTCAATTGAAGATTGTTAATACGATTTTCAATTGCAAGCAGATTCAGTCGATTCTTATCCAACATCGGGGTGATATCACGATTTGATGTTGAAAGAACTGTGCGTAATGAGAATGTTGTATTACCCGTTGCAGTATTCAGTGAACGACGGCCATATCCATCTACCATCTTATAATCGAGATTTGGTACAAAAGAGATATATGGATGAGTCGCACCAGTTGTGTTCTCGGAAATAAATTGGTAATCAATACCAGTATTCGCAAGAACAACATCTGTTGACATAACTTGCATCAAATCAAACAATGCGTTTGCTGATTGTTGTGACATATCAACTTCAAAGTGAGCATAACCCGGAGTTGTGGTTGAATATGCTTTCTTATACAGACTGAACATCAAATCTGAAGTTTGGTCAGCCGTCCATGTAGAACCATTCTGAGATAAGAACAGAGTTCCAGTATATGGCTGCTCAGAAATCTTAACAGAGTTTGCAAGATTTACTTGACCGATTTCACCTACAAACGCCTCATATCCAACAGAGTTAGATAATAGAACGATTGAGTGTTCACCCGGCAACAGATAAATTGGCACATCAAATGTAAATTCTGTGTACTTATTTGAATCTGTCAGACTTGGTAAAACGCTTGTTTTAACTTTATCTGGTGTTAATGAAACATCAGCAAACGGATACACCACAGTTGAAGGATAACCATTTACTACAGTACGAATTTGTAGCGTTACTGGTGCTTGTGCGTCTTTTGTCTTGAAGCAAACACGAACGCTCGACAACATAATACCTTGTGGGAATTGGTCAGCATTTACCAAGAATGTTTGTGCAAGTGGGTCAACCCAACCTTGACGAACAACTGCTGAACGTACCGACGATGTTTGATTTACACGACTTTCTGTTACGGTTGAACGTGTAACAGTTGGCACAAATACCGAAACTGTTGTTTCTTGTTTGGTCTGAATCAGACCCTGTGAGAAGAACGAAGTTTCACCATTTGTTGTTGAACGTTCAATAGAACCATTAGGGTCATCGATTAGACGGAACATTTTTTCACCAACACGGAACGTATCTGTCGGTGCGGCAAATACACCAGCAGTCGCACCCTCGATTGTTGTTGTCAATGTACCGATAGAATATGTTGAAGTCGTATCTGGTGTTGTTGACCAGTTCGTTGAAATATTAGCAGTACGTGTGCTTGTATTGTAAGCATTAATTGTTGCTGTTTGTCCCGCACCAGTACCACCAATAATACGAATTGTTTGCCCAACATAATCAGATGTGTTTGCAGCGCCACCAGCATGATAGTCAAGTTGAACTGTTGAAACTGTTGCTGCTCTCACTGTACCAGAGTAATGCTGCCAATCTGTTGTTGTATTATTTGCACCCGATACTGCGCCGATTGCACGAACGCCATTAGTTGCATTATCCCATGAACCGTAAGATGCTGAAGGTGTAATGTTTGTAATAAATGCATGATTGTTTGCAGTTAATACAACAGCACCTTCACCCATATATTGGCCATTTGTGTTATCATAAAAATCAACAATTTCGGCATCACCAATTGTTGTGTCAAATTGAAGATTGTTGTTAGCAAACTTCATCAAGTTCGCACGATAAACATAATTGTCAACGCTTTGATTGTCGAAATATGTGTATAGCGTTGTTGATGGTTTGAAGTTTGTAGCAACAGCAAGAATACTCACTGGGCGCATAAACTGCACAACTGTAACATCAAGTAAACGGTCACCTAATGATTTTGTAAGTTCTTGTGGAACAATTTGAGAAAGAATACCTGTACGTGTTTCTTGAGATGTACGAGTTTCTAAAACATCTTGTGTAACAGAACGCCATGTACCCATAACATCAACTGTACGTGCATTCTTACCACTACCGATTGTTCTTGTAGAACGTACTCGTTTTTCATCAGTAGTTTTTAAGCCACCAACTGCTTGAGTAGAAACCCCGGTCCAAGTTGTTTGCCATGCGCCCCATGAAGTGCTTTGAATTGATGACCATGCATCACGAGCAGCTTCACCACCAGTCAAATCAATATTCTGTGTTTCAACACGAGTATTTGAAGTCCATACATCGGATGTTGGGTCGAGTTTGACCGAACCAACATAATTTACGATGTTAAATGGATTGATGTTTACAGACTTTGATGCAAGGTTCTGAGTTAAGAAGTTTTCACTTGTACCAGTTAAGGTCAACAGCGGACCATTAAAATCCACACCCGCATCAGATGTGCTGTTATTTGAAAAGATTTTAACGGAAGCAATATTGTAACTATTACGTGCAAGATTTCCTACGATATCAATTGCTGCCGCAAAATCAGATGCGGTAAAGTTGGCGACAGTTTTATCGGTAAATGGGTCTACCATAATACCATTCTTGAAACGTGGTAATCCGGTATTATCAAGAATTGATAAGTCTTGTTTGCTTATTGTTGCTTGTTCCATCAGTGATAGTGAAGTGTAGTATTCAAGATTTTGAATACGCTTCTCTAATGCACCAATATCTTTCATTGTATAACGTTTATTCTTAAACGTTTTAATATTAGTTTGTGAAGCAAAACCAAGATACGCTGGATATGACAGAATGTATAAAGTCATCGCATCAGCAGGTTCTTGTGGCTCAATAGGATTAACTGAAGGTATGCCTTCAATAACTTCAAATGAACCATTTTTGCTTAATACAACACGGTCAATTCGTGGTAGATAGTAGCTATAATCAAGAATCGCATCGGTACCAGTTTCGATAATCTTAGGACCAGCGCCACGCTCTTCAACATCAAATACGTAATTATTTGCATTAACTGTATTTGTTGCATCTAGACGAACCGGACGGAAGTCTAGATAATCACTTAATGGTAAAGCGGAACCATCTTGCGTAATAAAGCTAGGAATATCCGCATAATCAAGATTACCCGGACCTAAACGTGTATACGAATCAACATCAAAGTAACCTGTACCGGAAGAGATAAAACGATTGTAACGGACAAGTAGAGGACCTTTTGGCGCTGGATATCCCGGCTTCAGTCTAATTGCACCCCAGTCATAGTAGGAATCTTTCTGACCTGTTGACAGAGTATAATATGAAGTTACGTTTGTGTATGAACCAGCATCATAACTTGCTGTTGTAATTGCTGTACCATTAAAATCAAAAATTGCATTGATTGAATGAATATCAGATGCAAACAATGGCTGCTCAACACCAGGCGTTTTTACCAGAATTGTGTTTGCATTAATAATTGTTTGTCCATCTGGTGATGAAACAAAAATTGCACCATTACCAAACACATTATTAGATGTCGTTACACCCGTACCATTTGCTGCAAGTTTTGTATTTGCACGAACAAATGTTTTTGTTTTTGATGTTGGATTTGATACGCTGATGGCACCATAGATATTGGCAACCATGTTCGAACCACCTGTTACGGAAATAGTACGTGCAGCAGTATCAATCGACATTACATCGGCTGAAATAATCGTTCCCGCATCATATATTCCTGAATTTTTCGTTTTTACAACAACAGTATAATATTGTTGTTTATTTGAAGTCGATGATGCTGATAGTAGGGTTTCACCAATTCCTAGTGATAGAGGCGTAGATACGCCACCATTAAACTGAACATCTTGGTATAGGCGACGATATGTATAACTAAAATCGGAAATTGTATTATCTGCTACATTGTTTTCGCCAATTTTTAGTAATAAAGGCTCATTACCCACATCAGATACAAACGCTGCTTCATGTTCAACTGGTGTATAAATTGTTTTCTTAGAGTATGGATGTAAGTTTGCTGATACTGAACGAGTTGCTGCTGTTCCTGTCATTACCGCAAGTGAGTCTGTTTGACCAAAATCAAAATCAAGCATAAACTGAGAAGCAGTTGTAATTGATGTTGAGTATGGAACGTCAACAGTGGCTATACGACCTGTTGCTGTGTTTTCATAATATTTAATTGTTCTTGCGCCATCGACTGTGCCTGGACCAGCAACAATTCTTATTTTTGCGCCAACATAAGTTCCATTATTTGCTGAAAAGAATGTAGGTAAAGTTATAGATGTTGTATTACCCGCAAGAGCATTATAACCATTTCCAGTCGATGTGTTGTATAAGGTATTTACATTAATATCGGCTAGATATGCTTTGTAAATATATGTGTTAGAATCTTGAGTGTTTGAAGATGAATCAAAAGATAACATCTTAATTTTTGCGGAACCAACACGAACATTAGCTAGATTAGCAGAACTTCCTTGGATGTTTGTTAGTACGCCAGTATCAACTGCATAAAGTTCCACATTCGATACTAAATTAGTTGGAAATGTACCATATATTGTATTAGCGTAAACATAGTAACCAAGGTCTGCTGTAACACGACGATTGTTTACATTATCGGTTGTTCTTGGTTTGTCTACGGAGATAACTGTAGGTGCAATTGTTTGGAATTCATAACCACGAACATACGCTTTACCCGCACCTAATGTAATATTTGCTTTTGCGGTATTTGCAGAAGAATCTGTAACAGCAATGTCAAATGGACGAACAAGATAATCACCAGATTCATCATAAGTGCGACGAGCAAGTTCGTCACCAAGAACCGAGTAGATTGGAGTTTGAATTACTTTTTGTTGAATACCAGCCTCAAACTGACTCAACTCAATAAACTGAGAGAGGTCGGTGCTGGTTAATGGTCTTGTCGCAAGTGTCAGATTAATTTTAAATCTATCAGCACCAGGAGCTTGGAAGTTGGAAGCGTCTTGTGCAGGGTCTAAGAGTGAAGTATCTTCAGTGTAATCAACGATTTCTTCGGTGACTTGAAAGCCCACAATTACATTTGAATTGCGGTCATACTTTGACAATGCGACCGATTGTGCTTGATTGCGAACAAAGAATCCTTCATAATAGAAAACACCATCGTTGATAGAGAACGACTTTGAATTGCCGGTTGGATTTGATGAAGCTACGTTTGCATAATAGTTTACTGCACCAGTTTCAGTATTTGCAGTGATAATAGTTTCACCAGCAGCAAATGGTGCGCCATACATTTGATTAATAATAAATGTAATTGGTTGACCTGCTGTGCTATCAGCAGCATAAGATTTTAGAACATATGCTTTCTTTGTGCCACTCGTATTTGTAATATATTCTTTATCAAATGTGCTATAATCAATATCAACATTTGAATATGCCGTTGCAACATTGATGTATGTTGTATTTTGTACAAAGATTTGACCACCAGAAACAAGGGAACCTGTTTTAAAAACATGGTCACCAAACATCTTAATTTGGTCTTGCAGGATAGTTTGAGACTGAGTTAATTCACGTGACTGAACCGCAAATCCTGGCTTATACAGGATACGATAGAAATTTTTATCTCCATCAAAATCGTCGTAATACGGGTCAACATTAAAATTTGTAGTTAGTGCCATTTATTAACCTTTAGAATCTAACAATAAGCTTGATATTCTCAGCTTGTCCATCTGCTCTTGTAGTTTTTGTTGCGTTTTCTGTATAAAGAATATCGCCAGAATATGGTTCGAATTCGGGATTTTGAATAGTAACAATCAGGCGGTCATCTACACCAGAACTAGCTCCACGTAAAGGAATACCTGTTTGGAATGTTCCTCTTACGTTAGTTAATCTTAAGGTATCAGATGTTTGGTCTAAAACGAATCCATATGCAACTGTGTTTGCTGCTGACGTATCGTTCGGCAATCCCTGATATGCAAATTCATCAATACTGTACTGCGCCCCAGTAATCAAACTTAAAACGGTTGCCTGTGAAACAACAGAATTAGCATTTGCGGCAGTAACGACATTTGCACTACCGTATTTATGGGGATTTACAAAGATACCATATTGTCTAAATGTAGTATTTGCTGGTATTTTTCCATTTTCAGTTGAGTCAATTTCACCAATTCTCGAAACTACCATAACACTATTTGCACCCAATTCTCTTGCTGGATTGTATGCGTGACCGTACTTCATATCACGAATTACACGAACGGACGAATTTGAACCAGTGCCGTAAACAAAAGCATTTGCTCTGGTGTATCCAGTTCCAATTGTTGTAACTGTGACTTTTGTTAAATAGCCAGTTGCATTAATTGTAGCTGAAGCAACTGCACCAGTACCATCACCATCAATGTAAACACGAGTTGTCAGAGCAATTTGATTTGCCGTAGTATTTCCACCACCAGCACCCGATGTTGCAGTTGACAGGAAAATGTTATTATTTGGCACATCAATAGCAGAAATAAATGTACCCGGTGAAATACCAGTACCAGAAACTGACATATTGGCTGCAACGTTTGTGGTATTTGCCAATGTCAGAACTGTACATCCCGTTGTGAAAATAGGAATTACAGATACGTTATTCTCATAAAAACCTGAGCCAGTATTTACGACAACAATCGTTGTTAATTCACCATCAACAACACCAATAGTATTCACACCATAATCCAATTGATTTGTACTTGTTGGAACTGGAATCCAATCATCAGACAAGAATGGATTTGATGGCTTGACGTTAAACATATACTTCCAGATATATCCATCCGAAGTAGCAATGTTGCCGTTAGATGAAGTGTAATCACCGGTTGGTTCTACAGTCGAGTTTGCCGATGCGTTATTCGATAGACACTTATAAACATTACGCTGAGATGTATACACGTACATCGGCTTAACATTTTGACTTGTGTTACCGGTTAATAGTTCATCTAAAGCAACTAGGTCATCATACTGTTTATATTTGGTATTTGCAGTCCATCTAATTTTGGGAATTACCAGTTCAACGTCATTGCCAGAAATCTTCTTTGCGGCAATCATATTGTCCCAAGTTAATTTTTCATCGTTTACCGAATCTACAATCGAGTCTGGACTACTTTCATTTGCATAAGGCAAATGATTTCCAATATAGACGTAACCGACTTCCGGACTCGGTTCATAGAAAGATTCTTTGAACTGAACTGCCGAAATATAAGCAATTTTTTTAGATGTAACTGAAGTCATAAGTTATATTTATTTGTATACAATGGCAGTCTGACTATTTGCTGTCTGATACCACGATGTTTCGTTTGGATTGATAATTGCACCCGTTCCAGCAGAATCTGGAGTAACATCTGGCGTGTAATAATAATTACCACCACTGTTTATTGTTACTCTACGAATTGCACCATTACCGGAATACACTTCAACCGATGCATTTGCTGCCGTATTTCTACCAGTAAATCCAACTGTAATTACTGCATTTGTTTGAGCATTTGCAACTGGAGCAATAGTAAACGTTGCATTGGTATACGTATTGCTATTGGCTGTAATTGTGACTGCCGCAGTTTCGGTTGCATTTGCAGTTGTAGTTACAATCAGATTTGCAACGTTAGTTGTGTTTGCCGTATAACCAATTCTGAATTTTGCCGTTGTTGTGGGTGTTTGTAATGCACCAGTAGTTGGATTCAGCACACCAACCACAATAACATCTGCACCATTTGCATATAAACCTACATTATTTATTACTGTTCCAGAAATAGCACCACCGGCATTTACTGTTACAGAAGCATTTGCAGCAATATTTGCTGTACCTTCATTTGTTGAGAACACTAGATAACCAGCAACGTAACCAGAACCCGGCTCATATGGGTACGCTTCTGTTAACATTACAGGTGTCACGTTTGGTGCAACCGTAGGTGTTGAACGATACAGTCCGACTTGATTGATTGTTATTGAACGAATTACACCATTTGCTGCGTATACTTCATAAGATGCATTTGCTTCAATAACAGGGTCGCCACCTGAAAATACTAAGTAACCATTGGCAATGAAGCGACTATTATATGTTGCTGTATTTGCTGCGATTGAAGAAATAGATAGTGGTGTTGTATTCAATACCGCAGTTGGTGTTGACGAATATAAACCGGAGTCTACGATAGTTGTACGACGAATCGAACCATTAGATGCGTAGACCTCAACCTTTACAACGGCGGCACGGCTTGGATTACCGCCAGAGAATGTCAGAACACCGTTTGAATGACCACGACCTGCCGAAGTAACAGTAATCGCAGACACTACAACATTTGGACTTGTATTTGGCGTTGCTGTTGGATTTGATTGATATAAACCAGAATCATAAACAGTCAATGTACGGATTGCACCATTACTTGGGAACACTTCGACAGCAACATTAGCATCTCTTAGTGGAGAACCACCAGAGAATACCAACCAACCATTTGAGTAACCTTCACCTCGTGCATTGATTGTAATGTTATTTGCATAGACAACACGGTGTGGATTACTATCTGGAATTGCGATAGGTGTATCGGAATATAAACCACCTGAAACAAGTGTCAGTGTACGAATTGCACCGTTTGACGCATAAACTTCAACGTTAGCAACAGCGGCGATTGCTTCATCGGTTCCTGAGAATGTAACAAATCCATTTTCATAACCAGAACCAGCCGCCGTAATAGTCAGAGTTGTTATCTGTCCACCACCATTTGAGAATACCAAATAACCATTTGAGTAACCGGAACCGGGGTTTGCAATGGTCAAGTTAGAGATATTGGATGATGTCAGAATTGTTGTGTTACTTACAATAGTATTAATAGTTCTAAGTTCACCATTAACAGCAACTGTTGAACCCAACGAAAGAATTCCACGAGTATTTGCAATATTAAACTTAGTATTATTACCAGCAACAACAATTCTACCATTACCAACATTCACTGTGCCAGAAATAGTATTAGATAAAATGTCACTTACTGCAACGTCAGTGAGTTCAACAACATTCTCTTTATTATAGAATGCGTAATTTACCATACCAACGGGGTGTAACAACTGTTTCAGCATCATTTTATATTTGCTGAATTCTGTACGTGAAGATGTAATATATGAGTAATCTACGTAATAATCTTCACCCTGAAGTTTTCTTTCAATAGAAGAAATAATAGAGTCTGAAGTTGTCCAACGACCGGGTGAAGATTGATAAGAACGTTCAATTTCCGCATTTGCTGTGGCTGTGCCATCACCACCGGAAATACTTACAATTGGATTGAATTCATACCCAGAACCCGGATTAACGACTTGAATAGAAAGAATCTGTCCGTTCGCACCAAAACCAGTTGCTGATAATTGTTCACCATCACCGATTAACGAATCAATTTGTACATTTGCACCAGAACCGGTTGCAGAATCGACACTAATTGATGGGAAGTTGTTTTGTGTATAACCATAACCACCAAGCGGCCAACGATTATAAACACCAATTTTTTTACCTGTTGCTGAATATGTAAATGTTGCAGATACCACAGCAGTTACATCATTTGTAATTGATGATATTACTCTAGATTCATTGTTAATATCAACTTTATCACCAATAACTAAATCTTGCGTGAAGAAAGTTCCTGTGCCAGTAATTTCATTACATGCTGCTGTCACTGTACCGACACCACGAATGCGTGAATTTGCAGAATCAATTCTTAGAATATATCCATTTGCAGCAACATTAGTAACTGTAGCCGCAGCATGTTGTCCATATGTGCCCGGTGGATTGTTACTGAATATAATCTCGTCACCAATTTTATAGTTTGTTCCACCGGCATTGATTTTATAACGTCCAATAGAACGTAAGCTTTTTGAAAAATGATATGGAGCATTAGCGCCATATTGTGCACCAGCAGCATCAAGAGTAACAATGTTTCTTTCAGTTAGTGGAACAGTTGATGAAAGAACTGCGACATTGGTTATAGGACCAACCTGAAATGTTATATAATTCAGTGCATCTGCAATAGTATTTGATGCACTGATATTTGCCTTAGAAAAAGCAGAACCCCAATTAGAATTTGTAAGTGCAATCTGAGTATTCAGGTTTGAAATAACGTCTGGGGATACTGTAAATGAGTTTGCTGCATTTGCACCCGATGTATCAATTCCATCAACGACCACAGTCATTGTTGAGAATGGATTATTGCCAGACACCGAAATCGGTGATGATAGCGTGAATAATGCTCCACCGTGATGTACATCTACAGTATCAATTTCACCAGTAACTACTCTCTCAACTGTACCGAATGCATTTGAAGATGCGTTACCACCGAACACAGAAACGGAATCACCAACACTATAATTGTTACCACCATTTATAACATTAATTCGTCGGACAATAGAGAACGTTGACGCACGAACGTCGATTGAAATATTGTTTATTTCATCATTAATTGGAATTGTTACTGCTTCACCATTTAAGAATGAACCACGAAGGGAATCTTCATTAATTAAAAGCTCAACCGGAAGACCGAGATTTAATGTATCAGAAATAATTCTTCGGCTTGCAGACTCAATAATCGCATTTGCCCCAGAAGTTATACCAGTTACTTTTCGATTATTCAGTAAAGCAATATCGAAGCTATCATATGTTACTGTGATAACTGCAAGATTTGCGGGAGCACTTACAAAGTTTAGTTGACGATATTCTTTATTAATAAAGTAATCGGTACCCGCAATCTTCAGGACACCATTAACAAAAATACTTACATCACCAACACCCGCTTGCTGTGCTAAGTAAAATGTTTTTGTTGTGCCATCACCAACGTAACGACTTGAAATATCGGGATTGATTCTTAATTTGTTATCAACTTGCCAATTACTTGCAGATGCACGAAGAACATTGTTTTTTGGTAAGATAACATCAATATCTTCACCAAAAACTAATTGAAATAATAATTTAAATGAACTCTCAGAACCCTTGCTTCTATACAAAGGTAACAATTGTTTAAAAAGGAGTGCTTTATTTGTTTGTACGTTAAGTGGAACTAAAGAACCGTATGTGTTATAGAAATTCTTTTCGAATTGGTCTATCGATTCGTCAACGTCCCTTACATGACGTAATGATTTTGCAGTTGTAACAAGATTGTTAGCAGTTATCGCAGTGTTAGCCTGAGTTTCTAGGAACTCATAGTAAGCCTCTAAAAATGCGATAAATTTTGGATACTCATCACGAACGAATTCTGGTAATTGTCTATTGACAAGTATCGACGTTTTTAAATCTACGATTGACATTATACAGTTTCTAGTGTTGTGCTAATTGCTGTTGGGTCATCTTGGTCTATGCTGATGATTGTATTTTTAGTTGTACTTATAATACCTTTTTCAGACTCAATTGAAAGTCGGATATCCCCACCAACAGACTGTACATCTTTAATTGCAATATTGGATATTGTAACGATACCGGAATCATAATCAATTTCTCCGGCATTTTCATCAACGACTTGACGTTGTGCTAAAGAATCATAATAAACAGTACGAATAGTGCCAACACGACCATCAATAACTGCCGTAGCAGATGCCCCATAACCACCCCCACCTGAAATTGTTACTGTGGCTCTGGTATAATCAATACCACGATTTACGATTTCAATACGTTGAATTCTTTCATTAACGATGATTGCACGTGCTGAAGCACCTGTACCATCACCATCAATCGTCACTGTCGGCTCCGACTTGAAACCTTGTCCTGGATTAGTTACACTAATTGAAGAAATACCAGAAAATGACTGAGGAATTTCATCAAACTGAACCGCACGGTCAACTCCCTGCGAATCTGTCACAGTAAAGAATGTTGATGTTAATTTGTTACCAATCGTACCACGACGTAAAGGGACATTAAAATTAATGGTATAGGCTTTTGATGAATTTAACGATGGCGTAAATCTTTTTTGCACACGAACAGATACCTTAGAACCAATAATTGAATTGGTATCCACATTATCAATTAAGTCCTGAACTTTTGATAAAACAAATTGTGAATCAAATTTATCTAAGTACGTTGTTTTATAATTTAAAACTGCGGTTCTAATTGCAGTCTTCAACTGAGTCTCGGTTAAAGTTGTTTTATTTGGGTCATATGTAACTGTTGGTGAAATAACTAAGTATAGGTATTCTGGGTCACGAATAACAGTTTGAACTGCGACTACAGCCTTTGGTTTGATGATTTCATCAATGATTCTTTGTTTCTCGGCATCCGATAAGTAATAATTTGCTTTCGGTTTTAGTGCAATATATACAACGCCAAATGAGGGTGGAACCTCATCTTCACCACCCCAAACCGATACAGAATCTACCGATGGATAGTTTTTTTGAATATATGCTGAATAATCAGCAAATGTAACTAAGCGGTTTTGTGTAGTATATTGTAATGGTGCTGCAAATTTGATATTATCTACAGATTCACGTTCAGAACCACCAGCAGCTTCACTTACTGGGTCTATAATAAAATCCGTTTGAGAATTACCCAAAGAATCTACTAATGTTTCAGTCGCCACAAAATTATTTGCTTTATTTGCGGACGTGCCATTTGTTACCAAATATGAAATGGAAACAATAGAACCATTGTTAATTTTTCTACCGATTACATTATCACCAAAATAAATGTCATATTTTTTATTACGATTTTCTTGCAAAAAGAAAACAGGTGATGTAGTTGTTGTTTCACTAGCATCTGATGCTAAAGTGTAAACAGTTGTATCAGTATTTGTAGAAGATTCCTGCACCTGAACCGTAATCGTAGAAGTATCCACACCTTCGTCTGGAATACTAAAAATTTGTTTTGGATTCGTTGACTGGTCATAAGTGTAATTATATGAAACCAGTTCACCCTCATAAATTGGTAAGTTAATAAAAGAAAAATCAGTATCGGATTTGGTTACCGTAGTTTCAGTAAGAGTTACAAAAGAATAACTGATGCCATCGATTTCATTTGATAGAAAACGGAAACCCTTTGGTATTGTTATCGTAGACGCTAAATTTGATGCTGTATTAACCGTAAAATTAATTGTGGCTCTGGGTGCCTTACGTGAATATGGGACGTAGCCCAAAACTTTGGCATGAGATACCAC